ACAACCGAAGAACACAAGAGAACACATTATTTCCCTGTACGGTCACGTAACCGGACTCAAAAAAGATATTTCGCAAATAAAAAATAATCACCTCAAACATATGCATAGCGATATAGAGAAATTGGGCGGCAAGATAGACAAAATCTATTGGGTATTATTGGCTGCAGTGGGGACTGTGGCCTTATTCTTTTTTGAAAAGTTATTGAACTAGATCCAATCTTTAAGTTCCTCACCCATTACTTCTGACGCAATATTAATTTTCTTACGTAAAGCTTTTACAATCTTCTCATCAACAGTTTCTTCAGCCATAATATCTACATACGTTACAGATTTTTTCTGACCAATCCTGTGTGCTCTATCTTCTGATTGCAATCTTTTCTCTAGATCATAACCATTTGAATAATAGATTACTGTATTGGCTTGCGTTAATGTAATACCATAACCACCCGTTGATGGTGTACCAACCAAGAATCTTACATCATTATTAGATTGAAACTTCTTAATATTATCTTGTCTTTCATCTTGAGGCGTGAGCCCATAATAAGTAACCACTGAGCCCGGACCATGGACCTTCTCTATTTCTTTTACGATGTTCTTAATATCATGTTGATAATGAGCCCAGATAATAGCTTTACCTTCTGTCTCTTCTAATACATCCATAAGTTCAGATAGTCTGTTGTTTTTTATTTCTTGCACAGAACCATCGTCTGCCACAAAATGGCCACAAGTTATCTGATGTAGTCTCATGAGTTGTGTAAGTGCAGATACAGATGTAACTTGTTTACCTTTAAGAATAGCTAATGCTTGCTCTTTCATCTGTTTGTAAACTTTAGATTGCTCAGGCGTAAGTGTAATATGTCGTTTAGTCCAAACCTTTTCAGGTAGATCTAAACAATCTTCTTTTAATACACGATATGAAAAACCTTTTAGTTTATCTGATAGTTCAGATAGATTTTTAAAACCATTTACAACTTGTATCTGTCTACCATGCATATGTAGTGTTTTCATTTCTGCATATCTATTTCTAAATGCAAAGTAAGAATGAAAGTTTAATAAGAACGGATCTAAGAAATTACACTGTGAATATAAATCCAGAGGATTCTTAGTAACAGGTGAACCTGTCATAATTCTTCTGTACTTACAAAGGTCAGCTAAAGCTAGGATATTCTTAGTTCTTTTAGCTTTAGGATTTTTAATAACTGTACTTTCATCAATAGCCATCAGTGTTTTATGTGATCTTAAAAACTGAGCAGCAAAAGATTTTCCTTTATCTGTACTAAAAGCTTCCACATTCATAATTAAAATGTGGAGATCTTCTCCTGTTTCAAACAAACTATTTAATTTTTCTTTTTGCTTTTTACTTATATTGGATTGCCACATTACTGACACATTCTCAATATGGTCAGGTAAGTGTGTGGGTATCTCTTGATTATACCAAGTTCCTATAACACCTTTAGGTGCAACAATTAAAGCACCATTTATAGCGCCTTTATCGTAAAGCATAGCCATATTATCTATGAGAACTTTTGTTTTACCCGTACCCATTTCCATAAAGTAAGCATAGCTTTCTTTAGTCCAAGATTTCTCTAACGCAGTTAATTGATGCCTATACGGCTTTGTTTTAAATTTATAATTCATATTTATATCTTCTTTCTATTGACATGTTATATAATAATGCTTATATGTTTGTCAATGCCAGAAAGAATAAATTATTCAGATGTTAAAAAAGATAGTGAAGCTATCGTATATGTATTGCAACAGATTGCAGGTACAAGAGATGGTCGTCCAAAAATAAATATTATGGGTGCAACTGGTTATGGTAAAATAAAATTTTTATTAGACGAAAGAGCACAAATGATATTTTCACCTGGACCATTAATCTTAAAGTTAAGAAGATTGTTGAAAGACTTTAGACAAAAAGATTATTTATTATTAACTGGTGATCCTGCATTAATAGGTGTTGCCTGTTGTATAGTTTCAGACTTGACAAATGGTAAATACAATTTATTAAAGTGGGATAAGCAAGAAAGAAGATACTATCCAATTGAGATAGACATTTATAATAAAGGAGAAATAGATGAGTCAAATTAATTTTGAACAAGATAAAGAAGATATTATTAATAAGACTGATAATATAAAATCTTTAGCTGAACAGGTACAATTGTTGGAGTCAATAGACTCTACAATAAAAGAAACTGAAAAACAGTTGAAGGAAAAGAAAAAAGAATTTGAAAGATTATCTGGTGAAGTTATACCAACAATGCTTTCTGAAATGGGATTATCAGAACTAAGACTTCAAGATGGATCTTCAATAAAAGTTTCAACGTCGTATAAAGCGCACATTACTGAAGCGAATAAACAATCGGCGTATAACTGGCTTCGTAACAATGGTCTAGGGGATATAATCAAAAACGAGATATCCGTATCCTTTGGTACCAACGAAGATAACAAGGCGGCTGATTATGCCGAACTTGCGAAGAGTCAGGGGCTACAACCGACACAAAAGATGAAGGTTGAGCCAATGACTCTGAAAGCGTTAGTCCGTGAGCGTATCGAGGCAGGTAAAGAAATGCCAACGGAACTTTTCGGTGTTTACACTGAAAGTAAAACCACAATAAAAAGGAAAAAATAAACATGTCACAAGTAGCAAGAAAAGAAAATGCAGGTGCGTTAGCTACGAATTTATTCGAAGCAGATGCAAATGCTGGCTCTCAGAACATGGCGCAAGAAGATCTTGCGTTACCGTTTCTGAAAGTCTTAGGACAACTGTCCCCTGAAGTAAATAAAAGGGATGGGAAATATGTCGAAGGTGCAGAACCAGGCATGATTCTCAACACTGTCACAAACGAAGTTTTTGATGGTGATAAGGGGATAGATGTGTTGCCAGTATACTACAAAAGACAACTTGTAGAATGGCAAGACAGAGGTGAGAGCAAAGGTGCTCCTGTAGCAATACACGAGCCAAGCAGTGATATCATGACTAAGACTACAAGAGATAAGTCTTATAAAGATAGATTACCAAATGGTAATTATATCGAGAATACTGCTAATCACTTTGTAATCTTACTAGGCAAAAGCCCAACAACAGCTTTGATTTCTATGAAAGCTACTCAATTAAAAGTGAGTAGAAAATGGAACTCAATGATGATGGGTCTTAAAATGCAAGGTAAGAATGGCTTATTCACACCGCCAACATATAGCCACATTTATAAACTAAAAACAGTTCAGATGTCTAACGACAAAGGAACTTGGTTTGGTTGGGATGTGTCTACAGTTGGGCCAGTTCAAGATAAAGCAGTTTATGAGATAGCGAAAAATTTTGCAGCTAGCGTAAGCAAAGGCGAAGTTCAAGCTAAACCAGAAACTGAAGCAACACCTAAAGCTAGGAAAGTAAATTTATAGGTTCCTGCAGGGATAACTGAGGCGGTGATGGGAGACTGGATCCGCCTCACTTTATATTATGAACAAAGTGAATGACAACGCGCCAAAGACGTATGAAGATTGGTTAGATACTGATCATATTATTATACCATGTGAGAAGAAACAATCCGTGGTTAAGAAATGGTCAGACATCAATTTTAAGATTACGAAAGAAGAATGGAAATCAGAACACGTAAACAAACAAATGGGTTTACGTTTAGACAAATACATTGATTTAGATATTGATAATGACTTTGTAAAATATTTTACACATCATTATATTAAAAAATGTGGTGCCATATTTGGAAGAAAGAATAGTCCAACAAATCATTATCTATGGGCTGGCACAACTAAACCTAAAAAATTTATATTACCAAAAGACTTACAAAAAATTTATGAAAAGTATGCTCACGGGGCTACGCTTTGTGAGATAAGACACGACATCAAACAATATACTTTAGTACCGGAAACAAAATACCATACAACAAACGAAGTTATTGAATGGGAACACTTTGAAGGTATTCATGAATATACTGGCGACTTACAAATGGATGTAGGTAAGTTAGCTTTATCTACGGCACTATGTATTATTTATCCTGACAAAGGAGACAGAGATAATTTCTGTACAGCAGTAGCAGGAGTTTTACTAAATCATACAAAATGGAAACCTGAAGACATCGATGATTTTATTTATCGTATTGCTGTAATAGCAAAAGATCACGACCCAGAGAAAAGAAAGAACAAAGGTACATCACACGCTAAAGCACAAAGAAAATTAGGAATGCCAACGATTGCACAATCTGTTGGAGATTGTAGTGTATCAGCTATTCAAACTTTATTTAGTTGGGTCGGTATTACGAATGAAGCAGTTGAAGGTCAAGCTGCGATTGGAGACATTATAGAATATGGACAGAATAGATATCTTGTAAAAGTAAATGCAGTTGTTGATGATAAACCGAAGCAAGTTGAAATCATAGTAACTGGTCCAACACTTATGAAACAACATTTGTTTTATGATGAAGTTATTAGTCAAGCTTCTGTATGGGTTCCGAAGATGAAACCAGTAGAGTTTGAAAAGATAATGCGAGCAAAATTTGAAGCAAGAGGTAGATCAGAAAACTATGTAGAAGAAGCAAACGAAGATTTAAAATTTATTAAATACTTCAAAGAATACATTTCAAAAAAGAAAGCATCTACTGATCGAAAAGAATTATACGTTTATAAACTTCCGTATTACGATATGGGTAGAAGATCTATCCAGTTTAACTTAGATGAATTTGAAACACACTTAGAATCTCAAAAGATAAATATGAAACGAGTTGATCTCGTATTGAAACTACAAAGAGTTTTAGAAGCTAAAAAAATTCACGGTAAATATGATGGAGCATCTTGTATTTATTGGTCAATAAAAAATTATGACATAAGTAAAGACGATCTAAATATTGAAGGCGAAGTTGTAGAGGAGGCAAAGCAGATAACGTATGAATCCTAAATTTATATCAGGCCCTCCAGGTACAGGTAAAACAAATTTCTTTATCAAAGATAAATACCTTGAGTTTGTAGAAAAGTATGGTCATGACAAGATCATAATACTATCTCACACTAACGTAGCCGCAGATGAAATAAGAGATGTAATATTAAAGACAGACATTATGAAACAAAAAGGCATACGAAAGAAAGCTTTAGAATATAAAATATGTACAATCCATAGGTATTGTAAAAGTAAATTGTTACGTAAAGAAGTATTTGGATATAACGATCATATCAATCTTACAAAAGAAAACTCTTTATTCAATAGAGTTAAAGTAAATCCTTCTGATGATCTAAGCAAGAAACATGCTTTCTATAAATTTCTAAACGATGCTCACGGTCATGGTTATCACGATAAGCACAAAGAATTTTGGTTTGATAAAACAACTGATAGAAAAGCTTATCAACCTTATGACTTCAACATGATACAGGATTTAAAAAAAATTTATGACGCTTATAAAGACAGAGAACATGTTTATGATTTCATGGATATGATTCAAGACTTTATTACTAAAGCAAAGACTCCAGAGATAGATGCTCTTATCATTGATGAAGCCCAAGATAGTAACAAACCACAAATAGAAGCAATAACTAAAATGGCAACTCATGTAAAAGATGGAAACTTTTATATGGTAGGTGATGCAGATCAAACAATCTTTGAGTTCTCAGGGTCAGATCCAGAATACTTTCATGAACTATCTAAAGATGCAGAAGAATTAGAAAACGGTAAACGATGTGGTCAAACTATAAATACTCTATGTAAAGAAATTATAAAACCTATTTGGGATCATTATGAATATGATAGAACATGGACACCAGCTGTTTATACTGACAAACATTTAGAACTAGGAAAGATAGAGGAAGGATTTAAAGTTGGAGATACAATCATTGGTAAGAAATTTTATTTACCAAACTTAACAGGATCAGGAGCATTAAGATATTTACTTGATAAAATAGATAATACTAATCAAACATTTTTATTTACTTACAGACAAACTCCAGGTGATAAAAGAGTCAGAGAATTTTTTAAAGCTAATGCATTAGAGTTTTCTCATGTAAAAAACTCAGCGTTTGTATCTAAGAAAGAATTAAAGTCTCATTATTACTGGCCAAAGTTTATTGCAGGTGAACCAATGAGCCTTACACAGATAAAAGCTTTTTGGGATTACATGGGGAGCAAAGCAATTGTAAGAGGTAAATCAAAAGATAAAGATCCTTTTAAAGATTGGATTAAGAAAGATTACACAGCAGACTATTTAATAAAAGAAGGATTCTTAAAAGAAGAAGCTAAACAATACGATAGATATGATTTAGTTAGAACTAAAACTGATACAGACAGATTAATCTATATCAATAGAGTTCTTAAAAAAGGTTTTGATTTTGATGGAGACATCAGAATTAAATACGGAAACATTCACGATGTAAAAGGATTAACCTTCGATAACGTTATCGTTGATGAAAGTTTATATCGGGATGAAGACTACCACACCCAGCTTAGATTAAAATACACTGCATATAGCAGAGGTATCTTTGATTGCTGGACATTAGCAACGCAAACAAGAAAAAGATTAGGAGTGAAACATGAGTGCATATAAAAAGCAAATTGGAGGATCACATTATAAGAAGTATGTCATACAGCCGAGTAAGTTTGTAATCGAAAACGAATTATTATACCCGGAGGGCTGTGCTATTAAGTATATAATTAGGCATCGCGATAAGGGAAAGAAACAAGACTTATTAAAAGCAATCCACTTTATAGAGATGATTATAGAAAGGGACTATGACAATGTGTAGTGCACCATCATTAAAAGATTTAGATCTTAAAGATATAGATACAGTAGCCGTTGACTTAGAAACCTACGATCCATCGCTAAAGAAACACGGATCAGGGGCCATCAGAGGCGAAGGTTTTGTTTGTGGTATTGCAATCGCAACAGATAAACAAACACTGTACTTTCCAATCGAACACGCCATGACAGATAATTTAGATAAAGACGAAACCTGGAATTATTTAAATAAACATATCTTTCAGAATGAAAAGATAACAAAAGTATTTCACAATGCAATGTACGACGTATGTTGGATTAGAGCTGTTACAGGTAAGATGCCAAAAGGAAAACTTCTTGATACAATGATAGCCGCATCTGTATTAGATGAAACAAGGATGAGATACTCTTTAGATTCAATCAGTAAAGATTATCTACAAGATTCAAAATACAAATATGATCTTCAAGAAAAATCTTTATTAGAGTTTGGTATTAAAGATCCAATGAGTAATATGCACAAGCTACCATACTCTTTAGTAAGAGATTATGCAGAGCAAGATGTAAGTTTAACGTTAAGACTGTGGAGAATATTTGATAAAAAATTAGATGAAGTATTATACACAAATTCAGAAACACATGAAGAAAAAAATTGTAGAAATATATTTAATTTAGA